ATATAGGTTTTGGAAAAAAGTATTCACACTTAACATCCATGTTTTTAATCTCAGGCATTTTTAATCTCCTCTAACTGATGTTCAAGAACCGAGATCGCCGTCCTGATGTGCCCCGTACCTTGATCCTTGACTTGCGCCTTTAAAAGTTCAATCTCTTGCTTCAAGAATTTTTCCCTCATAGCATCCACTAATTGATCCATCTCAATAACTCCTTTCATTCATATGAGCGTACCTTGAGTATGGCATCTCATCATCTTTGCAATCCGAAAAGTCTCGGACAAAACCTGATCCATGACACTCCTCACAATCATACTCTTGCGACCCTTCAAAGATCACGCCTTGCGACTTACAGTACGCGCACCCCTTAACAGGATACCAAACCTGGCTTTCTTCAAATTGTCCCAGGAGTTGGTCACCATCTTTTGCAACCACCATCTTAACACTTCCTCTCATCTCCAGTTCTCCTCTCTATAAAGACCTTCTTCGGCAGCACACGACCAATCTGGGTCAGCCTCGCCTTGTTCATGATCATATACCCACACGTTACTCGCTCCGTGAACCTTGATCCATTGGGACCTGGTTAACTCCGATGCGTCTTCTTGCATCAAAATAAGCTTCTCTTTCATCTTACCCATTTTTCTCCTCCTCTTCCACTTGTTTAATTTGTTGACCGATCCATCTCATTACAGGAACCGCCATCGAATTACCCATCGCCTTGTACCTTGGAGCATCTGGGCATAGTTCTGGTTTCTTTCCTCTCCACTCGATTTTAGTCCAATCGTCTGGAAAGCCTTGTAAACGCTCGCATTCTTTTGGGGTCAGTCGCCTGACCTTCATGTCATATTGAGTAACTAAATCAGTCGCATCCTTATAGTCTCTCGCCCGAACGGTACTCGCAATATCGTTCTTATCGGAGTAATGCCCATGACCAACTCTAGCAAATGTAACATACGCTTCTGTCTCTACTCTATCATTTCCTGTGCGAGCGTAAGGAGGACCTGTCGTAACTGTGGGGGCAACTCTTTCCCCCTTCTTTCTGCTCGGAGGAGGATTCCCCGACAGGCTCTCGGACTCAAAGAGTACTTTTCCAGCACTTCTCCAGTCTCCAAGACATCCGACAACGAACACACGTCTGCGCCTTTGGGGAACTCCGAAGTATTGAGCGTCCAACACTCGGTAGGCGAACCCATACCCGATTTTCCCCAACGCCGTGAGGAAGGTTCCAAAATCTCGTCCTCCATTGGAAGACAAGACACCAACGACATTTTCCCAGACAATCCACTTGGGCTTAAGTTCGTCAGCCATTCTGAGATACTCAAGCATGAGGTTTCCTCTCTCGTCACCGAGTCCTTTTCTGAGGCCTGAGATTGAGAATGATTGGCAAGGTGTTCCTCCGACCAAAAGGTCAATTGATTTTTCATTTAAGTTCCACTCCTTATATTTTGTCATGTCTCCAAAGTTTGGGACATCTGGATAATGATGATTTAAAACGGCTGATGGGAACGCATCGAACTCCGAAAAGAATTGCGGTTCCCACCCTAAGTCATGCCATGCGACTGTAGCGGCTTCAACACCGCTACACACTGATCCATATTTCATGTTTCCATATCCGATACTAAACATTTCAAGTTCTCGTCCGACCAATCAAAACCTTTTGAGTCCCATGAGGTATAGACTTCCGCGCAATGTATGGGATCGCCATCGTCATCCAACGTGCAATAAGCTTCAACCTCCTCGCCATACCATTCTTGTACTTCAACGAAGAACCATCGCCCCATCGCCTTATGCTTTTTGATCGGAGTATCAATACCCCGATTACCGAGCCAATTTAGTATATTAATACTCATCCCCAATCCTTTCTATCTGTACAATTCCTATAGCCTTGATAATATTCCAAATACTCCTGACAACTTAGGTCAGTGCGCTTTACAGATTGTAACGTATCCCCCTCAAAGTAATGAGGGTTAGGATCACGCCCATAATACGCGTCCATATGACCACGATCCTCGGGACTACCATGTCTAACGTCTTTCATCACGCCACCTCCTTTTCTAATCTAGAAATTTCTTCTTCAATCTTACTTTGTTGACCTCTAAGAAAAGCTATCTCAAGCATAGCTAAATCAACGGCTGACAATACAGAACCACCAACCTCTACTTTAAAAGCCTCACACTCTGCATTAACAGTTTGCAATGTAACCTTCGCCATTACGCCACCTCCTTAAACATCTTGAACGCCTCATCTTTTGGCAACTCATTTAAAAATACCAACTCTGGCTTATCAAGTTGTCTCCTGAGTTTATCAAAAATATTAGGACGCTTCGAAGATACGTTGTACGAAACAATCTGATTACCTTCCAAGTAACACGGCTCTCGTAACGCCTTGTTCAAATCCTTACGAATTAAATGATCAGCGATTAAATCATGGCACGCGCTTTCAATAGTTCCATCAACCATCCTACCATCAAAAGATTCCCATGCATACTCTGACGCACAAAACCTCATTAAGTTTATATAAACCGCTTTCCATATTCCAAGATCCTTGAACCTCGGATCATGCTCAAAATGATCTGAACCACCCTGACCATCATTCCTGACATAGGCAAATGGTTTGCCATCAACATATACGTTAGCCTCGTAACAAAATGTCTCGTGACTAGCGAACTCTGAATGTTTGATATTTTTTAATTCTAGCTTCATCGTAATGTCCTTTCTGATTTAACTTACATAATTAAAAGTACCTGTATTATAGGTACAATATACATATAGTATCTATTGGCCTTCGGGTCAAGCACCTTGCACCTTGATTACATGATTACATTATAAGGGTTTTCGCTGACGTTTTAAAAAATGAAACTGAAAATTCTAAAAAAAGTGTAATCATTGTAATCATTGAGGTAAAACCCAGTCCAAGTACCTTATTTATATAGTAGTTTGTGATTACATTCTTGATTACAAAATAGAAGATTGATTACAAAAAAGTGTAATCATTGGGGCATAACGAGGATATCAGAGCTTAAAACTGTGGAATCTGGGATTAAAAAACCTTAGAAAAACACCTCTATATAGACAATTATGGGGGTAATAGTGTAATCATTGTAATCATATTGTAATCAGGGAGCATTGAATGCCATCGTTAAAACAAAAAGTAGAAAAGAACCATGATACCACCCTTACAAATAGACAAATGACCTTCGCTAAGTTCTATGTTGATGGGATATATAGTAATGCAGAGTGCGCTCGTAAGGCTGGATATTCTGAGAAGGTTGCCAAGACCACCGCGTCAAAACTTTTAAACGGCAGAGATTATCCGCACGTCTTGGAGTACGTTCAAGAACTACGCGATGAACGAGAACGTCGGTACGGTGTGACAACTATAGGTCAGCTTCAACGTCTTGCTCAGTTGTCGGAAGGTGCCGAGGAGCAAGGTCAATTCTCAGCGGCTATCAACGCAGAGAAAATTCGATCAGCATTAGGCGGTTTAACTATTGATAGGCGAGAAAATATAAACACCATTGATCAGCTATCCAGAGACGACATCGTCGCTCGTCTGGCGGATCTACAAAAGAAATACCCTCAAGCGTTTGTGATTGATGGGGAATATAAGGATGTTACCAATGAGCACACCAGAGGGAAATCTTTGGAAGAGGATAAGGCAGAACTTACCTCCGAAAACATTCGCAACGAGGATTGAAAATAAACATGGGGGTGGGGTGCCTGATGTTCATTGCATCTGGGATGGGGTGCCTTTTTGGATTGAACTCAAGGTAACCAAAGCAAATGCCGTCCGAGTCAGTCCTCACCAAGTTGCTTGGCATATGGCTTATTATGCGCGAGGAGGTAAAAGTTTTTTCTTGGTACAAGGTGCCTCCCCCTCTGACCTATATTTGTTTGGGGGGGAACGAGGACCTGAACTGGTGAACCAAGGACTGGTTTGCGGTGGTTCAAGGTTCAAGGATCTTGCGTCCTTGTTCGAAGCCTTGCGCTCTGAGTGTCTTAAAAAATAAAGCCAGGTCCTTGCGACTTGCGCCTTGCGCGTTGCTACATTTTTTTAGTCTGGGCCTTGCGACTTGCGACTTGCGACTTGCGACTGGTGTAATTTTCGTCTTGCGCTTTGCGCCAAATAAAAAAGACCCCAAGCTATCGGACATTGATAGCCTGGGGCAAGTTGGCCTAGACCAGGTGAAGTCTAGGCTGAGACAACTCTATGTTTCAATGCTCCACTATTGCTATAGATTTTTTGCTGTTGCTAGTCAATCCAGAACACAATTTACATTTCACGCATTGGACGCGACGACCAGCTTCTTTACTTGCTGGACATAAGATCTCGTTAGATTTATCTATTTCATCTACATTTGTAATAACTCGAAATGTTCTAGAACCTTTTGCCCAATGGTCAAGAGCTTGGTTTAGATTGTCCGCGCTTTGCATTGTGATATCTGGACGGAATCCAGACTGGTGAGAATATGCAAGGTGGCTTTCACATTCACTAAGGAGTTGATCCCATACCCAAGACGGAACGGCGGCTGGATCTCCATAGGTGCCAAGCCTTACAACTCTAGCCTCGCCAAGTTTTACGCGGTCGGCATGATTGGCAGCCATTGGATAAACTCCGCGCTTGTATGCTTTGTAGATGATAGTTGGACCTTGGCCCAGGTTCACATA